TTACCGCAACCGCCTACTCGGATGCTGCCATGACAACTTCGATCGGAACGAACGCGCAAACCAATACCGGAACTAAGGGAACTTCGGTTGGGATTGTGAAGGCCCCCGGTGGACTCGCGCAGGGTTCAACCGTTGACACATTCAGTACGACAGTGTAGGGATTATGTCAATGAGTGATACTTTTGCCCGTGATGCGAGACTATTTGATCTGTTCAACAAGGCGCTCGGGCGCGTGGAGACAGAGGTTGCCGCACAACGCATGGCAATCTGCCGCGAATGCCCCTTCTTCAACAGTGTTGGACAGTGCACCGAATGTCACTGCTTTATGGCGTTGAAAACGAAACTACCGAACGCCTCCTGCCCCCAGCACAAGTGGGGTCAGGTTCGTGTTCTTGACACACCTCCACAGAAGGTGCTTGTTATTGTTGATGGCGTGGTTCAGGACATTCTGAATGCCGACGACAGGATGACATCGCTGCTTCTTTCCAATCCGACATTTGTTGGAGTTCCACTCGATACAACAATGAAGGTTGGTGACACGTATGGCAGTTGATATCACCGAGGATCTTGCGGTAGACCTTTCAGCATCTACTGCTGGTACCACATACACTAATCGTGGCATCACCTACGACATTTCCATCAACGATCAGCCATTCCGTGACGCCAGTACCAGTGAACGGCCCTCGCAGCGCGAGACGGCACAGTACCGTAAAGACCAGTCGGACAATTCTGCAGAACCCGGGGAGCAGTCACTTGTGGGCTGGTGGATGCGTTCGCAGTCGTCGTTCCACTACGGTGCAGGCATCAAGTTCTATGAACCGGCACAGGACGAAAAGTTGCGGTACCGCTTTGCTGACTCGCAGGGTGTGGACGTGTGGACGCAGGGGGAAGTGTCCCTGCTGAACAAGGTGGAACAAGCCCACAGGGTGACCACTACGGACACCGGGCATGTCCAGTTGCGCCCAATCCAGTACGTCTGCTCCGGTAAGACGATCGCCGCCGCACTCCTGCACGACGGCTACGATTTGGATAAGGTCTATGCACCTATCACTGCAAGTGTAACCAACAAGGCCCTCACCTCCAACGTCGCAACGCTTACCGCTGTAGCCCACGGGTTTACCGCAGGAATGGAGGTTGTTGTTACGGGTGTGGACGCAACATTCAACGGCACCTACACCATCACCACGGTTGCAACTGATACGTTCTCGTATGCGAAGACTGCTGCGGATGTAGCCTCAACTGCCGTATCACCCGCCGGTGCTGCTGTTTCGAATGTGACCCACTTCGTGGAGTTCGTTTCCGGTGTCTCAAGCCCCATTCTGTTCGCTTGTGACGACGGCGAGTACGCCTACTTCGTGTCCACGGACACTTCGGTGTCCCCAGTCAAGACGTACACGTACAAGAAGCCACTTGCCGGTGACGCTACGACTGGTTCTGCTGTTGGTGGTACTGTCACGGGTGACGTGACCATCATGTTCTTCACGAACAACGTGACCGACTCTGGTATCTCGGAGTGGGTGAAGGGCCGCATCATTTCGGCGGTCACCTACAATGCGTCCTCGGGCGGCACCAGCAAGGTGTTCGAGTTGACACGTGATTCCGCAGCATTGCCCACCGCAGTGTTCACTGCCCCCAAGGGCACCGTCTTCACTGACATCACCTCGTCCGCTGCTGACATCTTCATCAGCGGATACATTGGTGACAACTCGATGATCTGGCGGCTTCCGCTAGAAACCACAGGAGCATTCACTTCCCTGACTGCTGGTGTGGTGGTGGCGGAACTGCCACGTGGTGAGATCGTGCACAGTATCCAAGCGTACCTCGGCTACATTGCCATAGGTACCAGCAAAGGTGTCCGCATCGGACAACTACTGGATGCTGGCGGCATCGTCTACGGTCCGCTCCTGTTCAATACGGTGCTTCCGGTGTACGATTTCGCCAGCAACGACAGGTTCCTGTGGGCTGCATCACAGGTCGGCACCGATGCCGGACTCGTGAGGATCGACCTCGGGACACAAGTGGACACACTGCGCTTCGCCTATGCCAATGACCTACAGGCTGACGGTGTGCCCCGCGTGGTTGGTGCTGTGGCGTTCCTCAACGGCTCCGCCTCACTTGCCTTCGCCACCGTGAACAACGGTTCAACTGACGGTGCCGTGTATACGGAGAAAATAGGCGAACTACGTGAGACTGGCTACATTACCACCGGCAGGATCCGCTACAACACGACTGAGGATAAGTATTTCAAGTTCGTGAAGGAACGCGCCGACTATGCGGGGGGTGGCTCTATCGCTGTTGGTGTGGACGGTAACACTGTCAGCATTGCCGATGGGGCATACGGAAATCAGGACATTGCCATCAGTGGTGCAGGATCGTACGAGTCCCGCTACTTCACCTTCACCCTGCGGCGCAATGCACTATCCACCGGCAACGGTCCTGTGCTCAGCGGCTATCAGGTGAAGGCACTTCCAGCGTCGCGGCGTCAGCGTCTTATCCAGTATGTCCTGTACTGCTACGACAACGACACGGACCGCCTTGGCAACAAGGTGGGCTACAAGGGTCGTGCATATGCGCGACTCCTCGACCTCGAAGATCTCGAGGCGACATCCAACATTGTTCGCGTACAAGACTTCCGTACAGGTGAGGCATTCGATGCGCTCATTGAGCAGATTTCTTTCGTGAACGAAAAGGCTCCGAGCGGCATTCACAACGGTTTCGGGGGAATCTTGAGAGTGACGGTACGCAAACTGTGAACGCATCAACATCTTCGGCGGTAGACGTGGCCGAACTTCTCGTCGCCATGACGGTAGTTATCGGATCTCTGGCGGCGGGTGCAAAGTGGATGGTGAAGCACTACCTGTGGGAGTTGAGGCCGAATCATGGAACGTCTTTGAATGACAAGATCAATGGTATCGAGGACCGCGTTGGGCGGATCGAGGGTCAGGTGGACCTTATCTACAAGCATCTGATTGGGGAATGAAATGGCATGGCGTCTAGCCGCAGGAGCGGAACGGCTCCGCGATGAAGTAAACGCACTGTTCCCGGATCGGGACAAGGCTTCTGATGGTTCGCTCGGGGATCAGGCTCACGCGCAGCGTGACTCGGATCACAATCCGGACGAGAACGGCATCGTGCATGCTATCGACATTGATGAAGACTTTTGGGGGGCAAGGTTCCCTGACCCGCAGATTGCGAACACGCTGGTACGTAAACTCATTGCCCTCGGTCCAAAAGACAAGCGGTTGAAGTACATCATCTTCGAGGGCTTCATGTGGTCTGCGAAGTCGAAGTGGCAGAAGCAGTCATATGCTGGAAGCAACATGCACAACCACCACATCCACGTCTCCTTTACTACATTGGCAGACGACGATGACAGTCCGTACGGTCTCGTACAGGAACTTAAGCAGATAGTCGCAGAACAGCGGCCCATCAAGAAAGCGGTGAAGAAGTGAAGTGGTTGAAGGATTTCGCAAAGAGGAACCCTGCCCGTCTTGCGGCGTGGGTGTCTTCGACGGTTGCCATTGTGCTGGCTGTTGTAATGCCAGACATGCCGGTGGAAGCAGTCACGACCTTTGTCCTGACCTCCTTCGGCTTGGGCGAGTATGCCCAGCGTGTAGAGAACGCGAAGACCGATGCCGCACTGTGGACTGATCCCCTTGGCGGCAAGTAAAGCGAAGCCGAAGAAGTACGAAGTTCGCAAGGACGGTACGAAAATCTTCGGCCCATACAAGGGATCTGAACGTAACGGTGGACGACCCATGGTGGTGGTTCGCAAGAAGGACGGTTCGTCTACGTCTATGTCTGCTGCACGCTACAAGTATGAGCGGGCGACCGGCAAGAAGTTGCCGCGCAGCGTGGACGTGAACCATAAGGATAACGGTGGCCGTAAGGGCCACGACTCCTTGAAGAACCTGAACGTAATGTCGCATTCGAAGAATGTTGCCGATGGTAATAGGCGGCGTAAGCCGAAGAAGTAGGGCTAGGGTGCCCCTAGAACGCCCATAGCGCAATTCTGAGACACGAAAGACCCCCAGAGGGTACCTTTTATACAGGGTATCTTCTGGGGGTCTTATTTTTGTTTCTAGAGGGTTACCTGAATCGGTAACTTCAGGATGTCCTGAACGTCTGCCGTGGTTGCTGAGTCATAGAAGAATCGAATCTTCTCCATGAGCGGCTTGACATTGACCGTATTCTCCACGATACCAGCCGCTTCGCGTGCCCCAGCCTCAGAGCCGAACGCAAGCGAACCTCCGCCACGGTGAACAATCCAGACGTACTGTTCAGCACCGACACGTTTCGTCGCAGTCTTCTTCGAAGCCATCCGGCACCTCCTCGAGCATCTCTTCGGCGGAGATGACATTCCACTTCCAGTAGCAGTCGGCGTTTGCGTATCCGAGAACATCAGTAACCGCGAGACGTAGATTGTAGCCACTGTTTGCATACACCGTGATGCGCACCCGGGTATCATGAAGTACCGTATTACGATACTTTCTCTTTCCGGTGATGGTGTTGTGATACTTGTTCTCCACCTGAACCGCATCAATTGTGTACTGGTACTTCTTCATGATTGTCCTTTGTCTTTAGAGTAGAAACCGAATCCCTTGAAATGGATGGCTGGATTGAGAATGTACTGGCGCATCATCCGATGCCCGCAGCGTGGACACGGGTGCCCGCCCTCCGGTTCGTTTTCCGTGATGGGTCGCTGTATCTCTTCAGCAACCTCACAGTTGCGGCAGAAATAGTCGTACCGGGCCATACTCAGCCTCCGCCCATTGCCTTCTTGAAGCACATGTTGCAGCAGAAGTAGCGGGGTTCTAAACCGCTAGCAGTGACCTCGATCCAGTTGTCTGGAACGGCGAATCCCAGCAGGTTGGTCTTTACCGCACCACACTGGTAACAGTGGAAACTCGAGACGATCACGGTTTCACCGTCCGTGTCGGTGATGCCGTCTTCTTCACGGGCTTCACCAACGTCTTCTCGTACGCTTCAGCATCCTTCAGCAACTTCACCATCAGGGCCTCCTTCTGCTTGGAAGTCTTTCGCTCTAGCCAAAGGTTGACGCCTGCGATAGCACCCATAGAGATGCTGTTGCCGATGAACACGCCTGCAGCGATTTCGAAAATCATTCCGTTTCCTCTTCCTTTGTGGGTCTGTCTTTGTAGTCGGGTTCTGGCTTCAGGTAGGGGCGCTCCCCACCAAGGTAGCGAACCATTTTCGCCACCGCCCTGTTTGCTGCCATTTCAGCGGCACGTACCGAGGGTTTCTCCGCTGCTTCCTGTAGTGCCACACCGCTCGAGTCGTTCACGTAAAACATTTCCACCAGATTACGGTCAGCAATAGGAAGAGCATCGTAGGCCCTCCGAACATCGACGGCGTAGGCCATCCAATCGCCTGACTCATTTGCCGGTTTAGTGCCACCCACACCGCCCTCGAATGAGGCCTGTACACGCTTCCAGTCTTCACTGATGACGGCGGGAAGCAACTGCTTGATGAAGTCCTTCGTGTACCAGAAGTTGTCACTGACCTCATAGCCTTCCACTCTCGCCTTCTCCTTCACGCAGAATCCCATGACATGGTTGCGCAGGCTGCGGGCGAACAACTTGTCGCCATCTTGCAGTGGCATAGCCATCCATGTTCGGGTCTTACCCGGATGCTGAAGGAACCACATCCACATTTCCTGAGCCATGTCGTCACGGTCCAGCATGCGGAACTTGCGTGCATACTCACTAGCGATGCGTCGTACCATCGGTTCGTACTGCAGGTACACCTGTTCGTTGATGGTTTTGCCTTCTTGGAAGTATGCGTTGATTACCATGAATACTTCTGTCCTTCAACTATGAACGATCGGCCTGCGACGGGGATGACGTATGGCGTCACCTTCGACCCATCCACATACAGCACACCGAAACCAGCCTGCCAGTTTGCCCCGCCCGACTTCAAGTATGAGGCTTTGGACAGGTCCATCATGTGACCCACCTCCACCCCGAAGAGACTTGCGTTCAACCTGCCGTTGTAGGCGCTGTGCTCGTGCTGAATGCCGAGCCTGTGTGTGTGTCCACATACGATACTGACTCCCGTACGTCTCGCAAGAGACAAAGCAGTTCCTCCTGCAGTGCGAATAAGATTGCCTTCGTCTCCATGCGCCATGGCCCATCCGGGAGCGAACTTGTAGATGTTCGTGTGGTACGTAACATCCAATGTATCGTATCCGAGAAGGTGCTCATAGTGGAGCGAACGGAGCGAAGCGAGTGCAGGAGCGTATCGATTGATGTAGTTCCTGATCCGATCGCCGTGATTGCTGCGCTGGATGTGGAAGGGCTTGTCTCCGAGCGCCTCCCTGAAACCGGCGATGACTTCATGCGTCCTATCCAAACCCTTCTGCAGCGTTCCCACGTACTCTCCTGCGGTGCCCTTGTTCCATCGTGACGGTTCGGGACTGTCCGCTTCGTCACCTACGCAGAGCAATTGGTCCGGTTCGTAGTCTTTCACGAACTGCTGTACTGCTCGAACTAGTTGTCTGGACTCGTCTGGGCACTGCATGTCAGAAAGCACCACGAACCGCTGCATCTACTTCTCCTTGGGGAAGGTGCCGTCGAGCAGCATCAAACCGATGATACCGTAGCCCGCAATGTCGATGAACGTGTCACGGAGGGACTCATTCTCGGGCGTCTTGCTCTTCTCTGACAGGTTCGCTAGTCGCGCAATCTTGTCGTACAGGCGGATCGTGAGACCCTTGATGGCACCGAATGGGCTGGACTGAATGTTGTTCGGGCCGTAATCCTTCTGCTTCGACGCGACGATCTTCACAACCTCGTCAGCAATCTTCACCGCGTTCATGGTGAACACTGCGGGGTCCCCGAGAGAATCGGCGTTGATCTTCTTGTAGGAGCCAACCGTGAGCGGCTTCTTCACCGGCTTCGGCGTCGGCTTCAAGATGGTAAGGTTTCGGGGATCAGTACGCGGATCTCGTACTGTAGGTACGGTCTTTCGCCATTCCGCTGTTCGCGGCTTAGGAACTTCACAGTCACAGGCGTCAGCCCGACCTGCCGTAGCATGTCCAGTAGATCCTGCGTGTCCTGCTGCATCATTCGTCATTCTTCACCTTCTCTTTGAGATATTCCGGACCATACTTGAGGTATGTGCTATTCACGTCTTCTCCTTCTTCCATCGGTACAACGATCACTCCTTGTACTTCCCGAGCGAGATGGCGTGCGAAATCGTGACCCGCTTTGTCCCCGTCAGCGAAGACATAGATCTTGTCAAAGTCCTGTAGCAGGCGTCGGTAATGAGTTTTCCAACTATTAGCGCCGGGAAGACCCACCGCCATGAGGCCGACCGCGAACTGTAGCGTGATCGCATCTAGTTCCCCTTCACATACACATAGCGTGGAGGCAGCGGCTTCAATCGCCCGCACGTTGTACATGTGAGTCTTTGCACCAGCAAGTCCCATGTACTTGGGTTCTTCTCCACCAATTGCACGAAAACGTATGTCCACGACTCCGCTCGCAGTGACGTATGGTATTGACAGTCTTCCCACCATGGCTTCATGTCCTTCGTGTGGGACATCAACGACTCCTAAACCGGCTCGACGCGCTACGTCCAAGGTGAGACCTCGAGTGGCGAGATAGTCTTCCGCCAGCGCCACCGAACCCGCGTACGATTTGGCGGCTCTCCCCAGTGAGGTCTTCTGCGCGCTGGTAAGCCTCACGGAAACCGATCCCTTCGTGTTGCATGATTACTGCGTACGTGTCGCCTTTGATGTCGCATGCGTAGCAGGCGAAGGCGTTCTCTTCAAGATTGATTGCGGCAGATGCGGTGTGATCGCCGTGGAAAGGACACCGTACAGATACCCAACGGTTAGTAGCACGAGGAGTTTCACCACCGTAGTGTGCGAAGACCGGCCCGATGGAGTGCTTGTCTGCTTTGTCATCGCGTGTCACCGTACCCTGCCTCCTTCATCAAGTCTACCCACATGTCCACTGTCATCAAAGCGTAATAGTCACCGACATTTGAAGTTCCCCGCTTTTTGATGATGGCGACCCCTGTGGAGGCCTTCGCATTTCGAACTTCATCGGCAAGTTCTCGGAGGTATCCAGAAAAATCATGACGTTTCTCGTCTTTAGCCTCGATGACACATCCGTAGATGCCATCAATGTCTCCTCGATCGTTCGTAGCGCCTGCTCCACCGCGTCTAACAGCCCGTTTCCAGCCTTTACTTGCAAGGTATTCGGCGATTGCCCGTTCATGGCGGTCTCCTTTCGCCTTTGATGGTGTGGTCACTTGGCATCTTCCCCACGGACAGCAGTGAGCGCGCTGTCGCGGTCAATGAGCCATCCGTCAGGCTCTTCCAAGATGCCTTCGCGTATGCCTTCGTAGTCGTTGTACCGGGGGCCGACTGCGGCGACACGCTCTGCCGCCTTCTCCAACACTTCCTTGTCGTGAGCGGCAAGCCAGCGGTCGAAGCGTTCCCCGCACTGGCAGGCTTCGTCAATGAGGATGCTCATGGCTGCATCGCCCTCCGAACTGTTGACAGGAAATCCATGACCCGCGTGAGCGGCCATGTGTGGTACGACTCCATGTCGCGGAGCCACGCCTCGAACTCGGCGTAGTTGTTGCCGCTGCACAGGTCGGGTAGCCCGTTGAACTTCTCGAACGGCACCGGGCATGAGCAGCCGGAGTCGTGCTGCCACCAGAATGTGTTGTGGCCGCGCCAGAGAACGACGCGATCAAACTCGTACGACACGTCGGCGTCGAGCACGGCAACAGTTGTCAGGCCGAACGCTTCAGGTGAGTCGTAGACGTTCATGGCGTCACCTCTCCATCAAGAGCGCGTATCGTCGTGCAGGGATAGACGCCGTAACAGTTCGAGCAGACTCGGCGATTGCTGTAATGGATGACACAGCAACCGGGCTTGTTATCCGGGCATCGAACAACTTCACCAGTCGGTGCGTGCAGTTCCCTTACTCGCTGGATAGCGGCGAGAGCGTCGGCGTAGGGCTTGAACCATGCGTCGAAAGTTTCCCCCTGCTCCTCCGCAATCACGTCCCAGTAGTGACCGGCACCGGCCTCACTGAAGATGAGGCGCATCTCCTCGGTTTCTGCCGTGTATTCGGTGTCACTCATTTCAAGAACCTTTCCGCGAGACGCTTCTGCGTATAAGACTGAGGGTCATTACAAATGCTCATTGGCATATCCAAGATGCCCCATACGAGATCCCATGCTCCGTCTGCACGATGGTGTCCATACTTGCGACCGTAGCGAATCTTTCCGCGCTCTGTAAACGCATAGTCGTAATCCGACACGTCAGCCAGATCGCTAATGTTCGCAATGGTCATCTGTTCAATCACATGGGCGCGGTCTTCATCGCCGCCGGGAACCAATTCAATTGTTACTCGCAGCATCATCTTCCTTCCGGTAGATCAGACATGTACATCCAGTCTGGTGCAAACTCTAGCCATACGGGATGCGATCCCGAGTTGTCAGATTTACCGTAACGATTTTTGACGGCAGCCACACCGAACATGTTGCCTGCAGCCTGTCCAACCGTGAGGATAAGGGCAGGCGTTTGATTGACCATGCCCTGCACAGCGGACATTGGCTGGCAAGGGTTGCCCACGAACCCTTCCTTCGTGTGGTGTAGGACCACGACAGCCGTGTTATTCTCACGGGCGAAGAGTTTGAGAGCCTGCAATGCTTCCTGTGCCGCTGCGGATTCAACAACGCCTCCCGTAAGGTCAATCAGGTTGTCCACGATCATAAGGTGTGGGGGTTCCCCGCGCAGTTCCTCGAACGCTTTCAACTCTTCATCAATGGTGTAAAGATCTATGCTTGAATCGAAGCACCAGTAGATGTTGTTGGTGTCTTTCAGGCGGTCCTTCGCCTGTTCCGGTGCATGCTCCAACACGATCTCTGCGTCCTTCTGCGACACGCCAACAATCATGCTGTAGAGGCGGGTGGCGATGGTGTGAGCGTTAGTGTCGGCACACACGTACAGGGTTGGCACCTTGGAGCGGAGTGAGATCGCTAAGGCCAAAGTAGATTTGCCCGCACCGGGAATGCCTGCGATCATGGAGACTTCACCACGTCTGACGGCGATGCCCATTTCTTTGAATGCACGGAATGCGTAGGGGATGGGTTCGCCCCCAAGGTCTGCTTTGCCGACGCTGCGGTGTAGTGTTTTCATCATTCTCCGTAGTGGATTATGGCCGTTTCTGGACGCATGACCACCAGAGCCGATGGGAATGGCGCAGAGTTCGCATTGCCACCAAACTTCAGCCTGCCGCGCAGGAAGCGAACCTCGTGATGGATGCAGAAGTTGTGGAACCATTTCGTGTCTGTGCGGGATGGGACGAGACACACAATTGTAGCACCACGCATCGCTTCAACGTTTGCTTTACGCATCCATGCAGAAATTGCGCGCCCATATGGAGGATTCAACCAGATGGAGCCACCGGCAGCGTCTAGGCACCAGTCTCTATCGAATGCGTTGCGTCGATATTCGTCGCTATGGTCTGGTCCGTACCACTGTTCGCATAGAGCGGATGCTCGTAGCGCAGCGGCATCGAGGACAAAGTCGAACTCTTCGTTGCACTTGTCGAAAAAGTCTTTCGGTGTAGTCCAAGTTTGGTCCTTAGACGAAAACATCAATTCAGTATTCATGTGTCTCCTTGTTTCACGCGCCCGTCGTGGATTCGAACCACGCCATCAAACCGCCCAGCGGAACGGGCCATCGGTGCCGAATGGCGTAGCGCCGATGACGCCCTACACTCGTCTCCTAGTTGACGGTGTATCAGTCTTGATGCGTCATATAGGGGATGCATCAGCGGACCGGCCTAGATTTGGTGCCTGCCGCGCAGCGGGGGATGTCCCCGACTGCCGCAGGCTTTCGTACCTAGTGGGTTTGCAGAGCCGCATCGGGCTGAACCCCTAGCATGATGCGCCCACGGCGAAATTTTCGGTACGAACTGAGCGTACACCATGTTCAGTGCTGCACGCTTCGTTAAGGTGCCTGCCGCGTGGCTTTCGTGGAGTCGGTGTGCATCGTTTAGCATCACCTACCACGGGCAACGCCTAAGCGATCCCCGGGGTCTGTCCACCGCAGGCTCTCGAGGGCTATAGCGTGGGTAGCAAAGGAGCATCCACCTCGAGCATCCGTCACGTCCGGAAAGAGTGACGGGATTCAGTTGTTAGAAGGCGTTCCACTCCGAGGGATTGCGCTTATCTGCGAAAGCAGGGGAACACTGACCCTCAGTGCCCTTCGGGGTGGGGCAGAACCATGCACGCCACTCGCCCTTAGCGCCAACACCTGTACGCTTCACCATCTGGCCGTGCTGACACGTCTTCGTGCCAGCAGTCACCGGAGGTGGCGTTGCTGCGCTAGGAGTGTACCCTTGCTGCGGAGTAAACGATCCTCCAAACGGGTCACCCGGTGCCGCACCATTCGGATACGACGGTTGGACGGGCTGTGCACCGAGGCCCGCAGCAACATTCGCTGTGGCCAAAGCAGTAGCCGCAGGATACAGTTCACCATTGAGAGCCGCAAGGAGCACACCGATGCCCTGCACCGCGCCTGCAGCGATCGCATTAGACTGGAACTCATCGAACGTGTCACCCCTGACCGTGAACAGATCGTTGCCGATCTTCGTTGTGAAAGAAAACCTTGCCTCTGTCATACCTTACCCCATTCGCACGTATCCTTGAAACCACACCAACCGCACTCACTCAAGTTCGGAAGGAAAATGCCCTGCTTCCGCAGTTTGTCGAAACCCACCACAATGGACTCCACTCGCTCACTCGACAGCGGCTCAAGATCGACCAACTGCGTTGTGATACCGTCTCTTGCTTTCCAAAATGTACCATACGCGGGCCGGATTCCCAAGCATTTCTCAGCCCCATACGCATACATTCCAAGTTGAAGATTATCCTTCGGAGTAGACGCGCCACTCTTCAAATCAACAAGAACCAGTTGCCCATCCGATGTCACAAACAGGCGATCCAAAAACATGCGAACCGCAAACTCGTCCTCCCCCTCACCGAGAGCAAAGTCGAACCCGAGTTCGATAGCAGGCAACCCGTCAAACACGGCAAGATCCCAGCCGCACCCGATGCGCCAGTTGATCCAATTACGGACCATACCCGGACCGTTCGCAATCCACCAGTCATCATTCTCTTTATCGGGAAACGCCTTCGTGGCTCGACCACCAGAACGCCAACCCACCGGCACATCCTCACCAACATCATCCAGCGTCTCCGCAACATGATAGGCGAACGCGTCAAGGAAAAAGTTTGTGTCGGAGATATCCTTGGCCGCAGCGGTGAGTTCCGCTACACTCGGATACAGCCTGTCGATTTCTTCCGTCGCACTGTGGACGGCGTTACCGCCAGCGAACCACCATGCGGGAACCTCGGCACGCTTCTCGATGCGGCTCAGGTAATACTTCTGCCCACAGGACTGGTACGTGGTGAGTGCCGAATACGAGAGGTGGCCCGGGAGGGGGTACCCATTGATCTTCACTGTCATGTATGACTCTCCGTTACAACAACCTCCTCACACCCCCTCCCCCTCCGGGGTCGGGTATGTTCGTCGGTTGTTAGTTGTTGTTGTTATTTCAAGTGTAGCACACCGACCGCAATATCCCAAGCATTTCTAAAAGGCGTTTTCTCGAGGGCGCGCAAAAGGCCCCCCACCGTGGGATAATCCCACAGTGAAGGGCCAGTGAATTGCTTGGTGTGGTGGTGCTATGTGGTACACTCAGTATGCGGTCATGTCGGCTCCCCTCGCTAGTTCGGCAGCAATCCTAGCACGCTCCCCCGGCTTGTAGCCGCCTCTAGTTCCGTGTCTCCAATACCGCCTTCCCGTACCGGAACCGAACTCGTGGTCGGCTCCCTGCGGTCGGCTCTCCATCTCCTTTTCGAAAGCGAGAGACGATGCAAGACACTCCTTGCGTACAGTGCACTCGTTCCAGCAGACCGCGCGCGTCTCCTTTCGCACTCCGTCGAACTCATCCCACCTTCCGTGACATGCGGCCTTTGTCGGCCAGCCGTCGATGAATCGTGGCCTAATGTTTGCGGTCGCGTCGATGCTGTAGGAGTTTGATGGGGGCCTTATCGTGCGCCGCTTGTGTGGCATGTCGTCGCTCACGGTGCCTCCGGCGCTTCGTAGACGACTTCAATGTTTTTGACGGTGCCCGCCTTTTCGAGCACGGTCACCTTGACCACCGCGTCGCAGTTGTAGAGCCTGCGCGAGCAACCGCTGGTGTTTACCACCGGGACACCGTAGGCGACAGGAGCGGAGGACTCGAAGATTGAGAAGGTGCCCTCGATTGCACCCTCCTCGTAGTCTACACGAATCTTGTCGCCAACGTTTAGGCCCTTGAACATGTCATGCATAGTCGTCTCCTTCTGTCAGATTATCGTACGCTTTGTCGGTAAGGATGTAGTTGATCGGTGCGTCTTGGTCGAACAGTTCCGGTGACGGGACCGCGTGAAGCCCGTGGCGCAACGGTACGACCTTGATATGTGACACCGCTACAGCACTAACTACACCGCCCGTTAGGCCCTCACGGATGCCCTGTAGGGCCATTCGGACGGCATCCTGTGGCGTGGTATCCGGTGTTGCCTCAATCGGGACGGGGATTGTTACGTACAGCACATGGGTTGCGGTTGGATTGTTCATACATCTTCCTCCGTACAGTCGGGACAACCGCCGCCATCGCAGGTTGCGCGAGGACAGAACTCGTCGTGTTCCATCACTCCACCTCCCCAAGAACAGCCAGATTGTTCCCCTTGCACTCGATGCAGTCGGTGTAGATGAAACTTCCTTCCCAATCACTGTCATCGAAATCTTCGGTGTCTTGACTTCCCGTATAGACGGATTCTGTTTTATCGCAGCGCGGGCAATTGATGTGTATGTAGTGGGTACTCATGTTTCCTCCTCGTCTTTGATGACTGCGTACCATGCTTCGGTAAGCGTGCGGAATTGCTCGTCGCTGATTTTGTCTTTCACGAGCCACGCGAGAGCCGCGGCCCAAGCAACGTCCCGAGCGGCGTCAGCAGCGTCAGCAGCGTCAGCAGCGTCGCAAGCAGCGTCCCAAGCAGCGGCCCCAGCGGCGTCGCAAGCAGCGGCCCAAGCGGCGTCGCAAGCAGCGGCCCGAGCAGCGTCAGCAGCGTCAGCAGCGTCGCAAGCAGCGTCGCAAGCAGCGGCCCGAGCGGCGTCGCAAGCAGCGGCCCAAGCGGCGTCGCCGGCAGCGGCCCAAGCAGCGGCCAGAGCAGCGGCCCGAGCAGCGCGCCAAGCAGCGGCCCGAGCGGCGTCAGCAGCGTCAGCAGCGGCCCAAGCAGCGTCCCAATCAGCGGCCCGAGCAGCGTCCCGAAAGACAAGTGCATTCAGTTCCGCAGCAGTCAAACGCCCAACGCGGTCAAGAATCTTCACCACCTCGGCACCCTGCGGCCCGAACACTTCGTGCGCAGGAAGTTCACGCACCGTACGGAATGCGACACCAGCAACCTTGTTCGGTAGTCTCGTCGAATCTGGAATCCATGTCTCACCTACCGCAACAACTTCCAGCAAACGGCACGGACACTCAGACCCCGTGCAATCCGTTGCGACGGTAGACACCGAAAGGTAGTTGGCTGCATCACTCGATCCGATGCGCGGAGCGGGGTGAGTGGTGATTCCTCCCGGCTCCGTCGCCCACTTGAAGTTCGGATCGTGGAAGGAGCCTCCATCAAGTCGGATTGCCTTGTAGAGGGTGGTCATGAGCGAACCACCATAAAATCGACAAGTAGCGCCAGCGCATACTCCATTGCCTCGGCTTCGCTATCGGTGCGAAACAACTCGAAACCGTTAGGATCCTCGATGCGCCACCCCGCGCCATTATCAAACTCAACAACAGTTACCATATCAGTACCATCCACGTTCGTCATGATGTCTCAGTGCCTCCTTCGGCGTTCCGTATCTATGCAGGATGTAGTCTCGCATCCAGTCGAGTTGCGCTACACCGTTCGTGCGATAATCGTACACTCCGGCTGCCTCGTAATTCTCCGGCAGCGCCTGTGCGAACCCGTACCTTCCATTCCTCTCATTCACTGCGGTGTGGTCAAAGGATGACTCCCGCTGCACAATCTTGATGAAGGCTGCACGCTGGCCCGCATTGTCATATTCGGACCCAGCATACAATCGTACTAGCCGCTCGTCGTTTGGACCGACAGAACGGGACGCTCTCTCGGGCCGGTCCGCTACAGCCGGAGAGAGCGACGGCTTCGGCCCCTCCGACAACACGGCAGGGTCGCGCAAGGTGAGTAGAGCGATCAGGCCGGCAACGCTCCCAATGAATCGTCGCCTAGCCATGAAGGAGCGCGCCACCGATGCTCACCCCAAGCCACCGTGCCGCGCGCTCAGCGGGTGTCATGCTGTCGTACTCGTCCCGAGCGAACTCCCCCGCCAACAGTTGCAGCATCGTCTTCGCCTGCACGTCTGTGAGCGGAAGCGACAGGATACCCGTCTGTACGACGAAGCCCGGAACGTTTGAGTCGGACATCACATCGTAGATGATACCACGATGCACCTCCGGCTTCCGGCCAGAATTAGCCATGTGTCCGAGCAGAGTTGGTGTGCGATTATCGTACGTCATGAGATTGAACCTTTCTATTCAGTGAAAGTGTACCATACTAGGAGAACTAATGCGAACAGCAATAGTCCTCTCACCTTTACGCCTCCATCTGGAACCCTTCTTCTTCCCACCACCGCTTGTATGCGGCAGTATCCTCAATAGCGGTCAGCGCCTCGGCGGAAGGTTCACCTCCGGACGGCGACCAGCACAGGCATTCAGAAAGGCTACAGCAGCAGTCGAGACACATCTTGCAGTTTCCACAATAGCCCTTCTCCCACTCGTCATCGCCAAGCCACGAACGGCACCAGCAGCAAAAGCGGCTACTACCGTACTTCCACCATTCGGTAGTCTCCTTCTTGCCGCTAAGGAACGCCGGTTCCTCTCCCACGTCATCCGCGCCCCACAGCGAACCACCAAGTATCGTCTGACGTGCGCCGGTGCGCTTGTAGTTGCTGTACCACGAATACTTGTATGTGTCATTGCTGAACCATCGGCCCTTATCCCAATGCCCCAATCCCTCGTTGATGATGTAGACGTTATTCGCCATTCGCGGATCGAGTGTGAAAATGGCGATCTTGTTGTTTCCGGCCCAATCCTCCAACTGGTCGTAGCCGGTCGGATCGTCAAGCCATTCCATGAACTCTGGCATAATGTCTTCTGCCCAGATTCGTGTATCGGAACGGTGCGAACCCTTCGGCACCTCGATATCGAGGATGCCGTTGTGTGCCAGCACCGTGTGCTGCTCGTTGCCCACACGGAACGGATGACAGTTCGCCTTATCCGTCAGTCCGTGCGTTGTGAACCGAGCATGGAACATGGCCCACGTATTCGGGAAACCCTCACGAATGCGCAGGAAACGGTCGATCACTTCCTCCGCATCCATCCCACGTCCGGTGAGAATCTTGTCGTTGGTAAGGAACGCGTAGCCGTACCCGTGAGGGTTTGAGTCGGCGGCATTCATCAGTTCTTGGCGAGTGGGCGAGGCGCCCGGTTCAAAAACACACAGGAGACACATGATAATCCTCTTTCGTTAGATTGGGTACTTTGGATGGTGCTATGTGCGATTGTCGCACAGTGTTACTCCTGCAGCGCCGCGGGCAGCGCCTTGATGTATCCGTTCAGTTCCTCATACTCCTCCTTATCCTTGCACCATGCTGCGAAAGATGACCAATCGCAGGCACCATTGATGTAGGCATTGCTGCCCATGTTCTTGGTGTATGCCCAGCACGCATTCACCAACTCGAGCGCCATGAGCACGCGCTCCTTCTTGAGCGAACCCCTGAAGATGCGAACCTCCAAGGTGCTGCTGTTCGTGACGTTCACCGCCTCGTAGCGGCCACGGTACGCTTTCCCCTTCATCTCCTTGATGACAGTCTGCGACACGTCACCGAACCTTGCCCAATCCGACCCAGCCCTGCCGGCGAGCATAGAGAACTGCTGCTCGTTGTGCAGAATCAGAAACTGAAACAGTGCCATGTGCGTCAGGCTACGGAACGACGACCGGCTGATGTGCACATGCAGGCCACACGTACCGCTGTTCCACGATAGCACACCACCATTACGCAACCGCTCGCAGAAATCCCAATCAATGAGTTCCTGATGGGCTGCAAGCGTCATCGGGTGCGTCACTATCTCGAACCCGTTGTCGAGCGAACCGTCATGCTTGTAGTACGCGATGTCGCCGAAGGCTTCCTCGCACACTTCGAGCGCGTCTACATCCACCATGCTGCCACAGAGTTCGATCTCAAGTTCGAACCCCATGAAAGGCGTGTTGCGCATGGCCCGGCCGCCGTTGGACAGATCGCCGTCAATCTGCTCGATCCACTTGAACTCGGGACTCGGCTTGTACCCGTAGGACTGCACGCATGTACCACGGCCCGTGGATCGAGTCTCGTTCGGGCAGGCGTGTCTGCCGAGCCGGTAGTAATTCTCACACAACTCGCACCACGACGCATGATCGTCGCAGCATATAGCGCACCAAGTGTAACCACTGACGCTACGCGCGTCGTCACACGAAGTGATGTCGCCGCACCTATGGCAAGTGTACGCATCGTCTGCACACCCGCGGCACAGCCGGTCACTATGCACGTACTCCATGTTGGTGTATTGGATGTTGGCATCAATGTCAAGCCCGTTGTCCGGAATCACGTACCCGTCTCGACACCATTCGCACACCCGCAAATGATTATCGCACACTCGGCGGCAAATTTCTTCGATGCGCGGGTGTCGCATATGCGTCGCTATACGGGCCTCAGTGAACGAATCCTCGGAGTATCCGAAGTACCGCATCAATTGGAACCTTGCTTCCTCGGCGGTCATCGCGGCAGCGAACAGCACCTCCGCCTCGACGATGGAGTTTGTGTTGCACGCATCCGTCATGTCGCGCGCGGTGCAGTAGAAACAAGGTTCCGGTTCGGCTACGGCATTCTTTGCAGTAGGCATTGGGTTATCTGCTTTCTGTGTAGGTTGGATGCTATCTTGTTCGGTATGGGTGACGCGATGTTGCATCAGGCTTCCAGTGTCTCGGGAAGCGGTTCGGGACGGACGCGACGGCGGACTCTCGCACCACTATCCTCCGCTTTGCGCAGATTGTATTCCTCAATGAAGGCCTTATTTAGATGAAGGTGAAACGCTTCATCGGACTGCTCCTCGGCAACGTCCAGCGACTCACCGATCCAGCAGACGTCCACGTCAATCGGTTTGCCGCAGGAACAGTCCTGAATCACATTGGAGACCCTATCATTCCAAAATATGCGGACGAATCTACGCATCGTGCGAATGTGTACCATCAGTCCACTCCTTCGGATCTACCGTGAAGGCATGCCCCTTCCACTCAATGTACCCCCCATCATCGTTCACGCCGACACTACCGATGATGGAATCCCCTCGCTCGTCTGCCCACGCCTGCGCCAGTGCCACGGCATGCTCGCGCTCGCAGTGCGCGAAACGGTACCCCGGCTCGTCGCCAGTCGTATCCCATGCGGGTTCGATGATGAAATACTCCTTCATCAGAACTCCTCCTCCGGTAGCAGCGAGTCACGAACCCGCTTGTAGTCCTGCATGGCCTCGTACGGAAGCCACGTTCCGGCCGTCGAACCCGTCGTGCGGTAGTCGGGGTCCGCGTTGGTGAAGAAGTGCCACACTCCCTCGTGAAGGATGTACCACGTATTCAGTTCGATTGGTGCCGCATGTGCACGGATGTACGCAACAGCCTTGCTATGCGTCTCGAAGTAGGAGTGCTTGGTATCGCGCTGCTGCACGAACCATGTGAATTTCACATCGCTTCCCATCAGAACTCGCCCCCGAAAATCCGGCAAAACACCACGTCGTTCTCGTCGTTCAGGATGCGGAACATGACCAGCGAACCGGACTCGTACGCCTCCTCCTTCGCCACATCGACCGCCTCATCCCGATCGAAGAAAAAGCCGATCAGGGAGGCATCGTCGCCGTCCTCGTCCAACACAGCCACCTCATACATGGCATCCTCGAACATCGGCTCCGTGCGACAATCGCACGCCTCCTGCGCATACGCCTCGGCCAGCGCATACTCCACAGCCTCCTGCGCCACACCCAGCCCCGCAGCCACGCCGTCGATGAACGTGATCTCGTAGTCCAAGCCCTTCGCCAAGGCTTCAAGCGCCTCAACGCTGATTCGTGCCATGTTACTCATGATGCTATCCAATCGTTCGATAATCGCACGCGGGAGGTTCCCGCGTACCTCGGAGTGGTTCAAGTGGTGCAAGCACCATCTTACTCGCATTTTGGCTTAGGGTCAAGGTCGGAAACTTGCTGGTGTGCGATATTCGCACAAGTGACCCATCAAGATGCATGTTCCGCCACAGTGTCGTTACGGCAACAGAGTTTGGGTCGGAACCCGTGCAAGTAGGTGCCCAGCGCCACAGCGCCATCGTTCCAGAAAAGGTTTGGGTCGGAGAGCACAGCGGAAGCGATGCTCTCCATTCAACGTGTTGCTCACCCGTCGCCGGATGCACCGACTCGGAGGTGCACGTCCGTCTGAGGCCGGACACGACAAAGCCCCCACCCGAAATGGGCAGGGGTCAAAGTGTGCGATAATCGCACGGAATGCGGACATGACAATGGCCCCACCGCTTATGCGCTGGGGCCATGTTGTCTTGATTGCCTATCGGCAGCATTCACAATGCAGGATTGCCTCAATCCGCCCATCCGGTCCGGTTGCGTACACTGTGCCCACGGGCAGATTTTGGCGGTCCCACCAAACGTCACAGCACTCACAGTTGAGGCCGAACGCAACACCGAACATCGGTTCGACGCGGTCGAACAATTCGCACGCAATGTGCCCGCAGGAAAGACCTTGGCAGGCTTGCCCGCCATTCTCCGAAACGATGAGCAATTGCAGAGCGGCAGCAATAGCGGCCAATTGGTCATGGTCGAGTGTCATCGTGACAGTCGTTTTCGTGTTCGGCATTACTAATCCCCTTTCAGGGGTTTGGGTCGATTGGCCCTAGGGCGAATTCCCTAGGGCCGTCGTACTGTGCGATTATCTCACGCTTGCAGGTGTGCCGTTTCCTCAATCTTGCCGAGGCGAGCCAGCGCATCCTGCAAGGCGTTGTTCATCGCCTCAGAGATGCGTCCGTCCTTGGCTACGCACGCCTCCCACGCGGCAACCGCAGCATCCAGCAGATCGACGACGTTGACCTCGCCAGTCGGGGGAACCGCAGACCGCTTACGCGGCGCCTTGCGCGGAGTCGCACACCGCAGGCCGGACACCGTAGCCGGGTACTCCTTGCCATCCTTGCCGACAGGAGCGGTCCCCTTGCGAAGTTCGGTGATAGCGACCATCGCCTCAGCCTTGCCAGCCAAGGCTGCGAGATCGATCGCCAGCGCGAACAGATCCGGCAACGTCAAAGCCGTCGAACCCTCCGCACCCATGAGCGCATCCACCGTGGGGACGTGCTGCGCCCACGACGGGGACCAGCCAAGCGGGTCCTTCTGGGCCGGCAGGACATTGCCCGCATCGTCCCTGCGCTCCCTCCCCCACTCCTCGTGCCCCGCCTTGATCGACGCGGCCAAATCCCGCACCGACAACGCCGAACGTCCACGCTTCCGCATAGCCGTCGCATACTTCCCGACAAGCGCGCGTCCTTGCTTCGTGATTTCGTCCGCCGCATGCTGGCCCGCCTCCACGTAGGCCTCAACGACCTTTGCATTCACGATGCCGACCGGCTTCTCATTCTTGCTCGTGCTCACTGTCTTGCCTCTCACTAGTGCAGCAAACCCGTTGCTTGCTGACAGGAGAATCCTCCCACATCCCAGAAATAGAGTCAATACCCGCACCCCCCCCAACCGTACGATAATCACACACCACACACCAGAGAGAGACTGTCCGTTTCGTCCCTTTCCGACTCAAACCGTTCGACCCGGGTGCTTTCCCAGCACGGCGAGGCTAGGTGTGTTAGTCTGTTTCAGAAATTGTGTGTGTAAGGTTTTAGTGGTGGATTATGTAGGGGTAGCGTGTACGAAAAAAAGTTTTTTTGGATTGTTGCGTTACGGGGGTTGGTTTTTGCCCTTATATAGTATGGGAGAGTAAATTGTAATGGGTCTGTATAAGCGCGCTGGGGCGCGCACGTACGGTGAGCGTGAACGCGAGCCGTGTGGTTCTGTGCTGGTCTATTGTGGTGGTTGATGGTTGTGGTTGGCAGGCTTTGAGGCCTGCCCACTAGAGTTATCCACAGCCCTGCGGGCTGATGGTTGGGCGACCCTTGAGGGTCGCAATTGTGCGCGCCTTCGGCGCGCTTATGTAAAGACGAGGTTTTCTTCATGACGTATGCTAAGGGTGAGGAGCATCACTTCGCGGTACGCTTGCGGGAGAACAAGAAGCAGGCCCTCGATCTGGTGGCGAAGGGCGTGGACCTGAAGGCTGCCATTCGTGCCACGGGCCGCACCGAGGCGGTGATGAAGCGTTGGCTTTCCGACCCGCAGTTCGTTCGGGATCTCGAGGATGCCCGCGACATTGCCCGCATTGAGGCCGAGGCTCTCGCCGGGAAGGGTGGCAAGTACGCCATCGACTTTGCCACCTTCAGCCAAGAGTTTCTCGGCATGCGGGTGTTCCCACACCAGCAGAACTGGATTGATGTGTTGGAGGGCCGGGAACCTTCATGGAAGCACGAGTCCATGATCTACTCTGCCGGTTCCCCAAGGCGTCTGCTCATCAACGTGCCGCCTGAGCATGCGAAGAGTACCACCATCACGGTGAACTACGCCACCTACCTGATCTGTATGAATCCGAACATCAAGATTGCGATCGTGTCGAAGACGCAGACGCGCGCATCTGAGTTCCTTTACGCGATCAAGCAGCGGCTTACTGAGGATCGCTGGGTCAAGTTGCAGCAGGCCTACGCCCCCGATGGTGGCTTCCGCGAGACTTCCGACCAGTGGACGCAGACCCGCATCTATCTGAAGCGTGACTCGGATGCGAAGGATCCGACCGTGCAGGCGCTCGGTATCGGTCAGCAGATTTACGGCACCCGTGCCGACATCATCTTCGTGGATGATGCGGTGGATACGACGAACGCCCACGAGTACGAGAAGCACATGACATGGCTGCAGAAGATGGCCATTACGCGTGTCGGAAAGATGGGCCGCATCGTCATCATCGGCACCCGCGTAGATGCCATCGACTTCTACAAGGAGATCCGCAACGAGGATCGCTGGTCGAACGGTCAGACCCCGTTCACCCATTTTGCGATGCCTGCCGTGCTCGAGTTTGCAAACTCGCCCAAGGATTGGGTCACTCTGTGGCCCCGCTCTGATCGACCGTGGGAGGGTGAAGAAGACGATGCAGTACCCGACGAGAACGGACTATTCGACAAGTGGGATGGTCCGGCTCTGTACACCCGTCGAGGGGAAGTGTCTGCATCTACGTGGGCCTTGGTGTATCAGCAGCAGGACATTGAGGACGATGCCATATTCAATCGTATTCTGGTGTCTGGTGCGACAAACAGTTCTCGCCGTCCGGGGCCTCTCCGCATTGGGGCAAATGGACATCCGGACAAGGGTTCATGGGTAACCCTGATCGGTATGGATCCGGCCATGACGGGCAAGGCCGGTTTTGTCGCATACGCTGTGGATCGTAGCAGCGGGAAGCGCCTTGTGCTGAATGCCGTGAACATGGCGGATCCGAGTCCGCAGAAGATTCGGGCACAGATCGAGGAGTGGGTGCACGAGTATTCCCCGATGGAGTGCATCATCGAGATCAACGCCCACCAGAAGTCGTACGCGCTGGATACTGAACTGGTGCAGTGGCTGGCCAACTACGGTGTGAAACTTCGACCCCACTTCACGGGTAAGAACAAGTGGGACTCGAACTATGGGGTCGGCTCCATGGCCGCACTGCTGGGCAGTGAACGGAACGGCAAAGCCGCAGGGGACAACCTGCTGGAACTTCCGTCAAACCAGAACGAGGGCGTGAAGGCCCTGACCCAGCAGATGCTGACATGGAAGCCCGACACCAAGAATCCGACTGACGTTCTGATGGCGTTGTGGTTTTGCGAGATGCGTGCGAAGGAACTTGTGCACTTGAACAAGAACCGTCAGACGCATGTGGCGAACCGCTGGGCCACCCGCAAGAATGTCTCCGAACAGTACGCTGTGAGTTTGAACGACTACGCGACGGTGAACTACTACGCTTAACCAAGGATAGATATGGCTTTGTCATCGAAACAGATCGCGCGAAAGTATGAGGCGCTGAAGCGTCAGTACCAAGACCGCGACGATCGCATGGGTCGCGTGCTCGCGGTCCGTGAAGGTCGCATGATTGAGATCTACCCTGACCTGTTCCCCGAGGGCCTTCCGGCACCGATGATTGCAAACTTTGTGGATGTGGTGGCCCGTGACCTTTCCGAGTTGCTGGCCCCGCTTCCGTCGTTCAACTGTCCGACACTCGAGGCGAACAAGCAGCGTTCGAAGAAGGCAGCCGACAAGCGCACCCAGATTGCCAACAACTACATCTACCAGTCCCGCATGGAGACGCAGATGTACGAGGCGGCAGACTGGTACCTGTCGTACGCATTCATGCCGATCATCGTCGAGCCTGACTTCGACAGCAGGATGCCGATGCTGCGGGCCGAGGATCCTACCGGAGCATACCCCGAGTATGATCGTTTCGGGCGTCTCGTCTCCTACAGTAAGACATACCTGAAGACAATCAACGAGATCCTCATCGACTACCCTCATCTTGAGGGCAAGATCATGGAGGGCAAGGAACGTGAACTTGCCGACTACGAGGAGGAGGTCCGTCTTGTTAAGTACTACGACAAGGATCAGACGACCCTCTTCATGCCGGATCGGCAGAACGTGGTCCTCGAGACTATCGAGAATCGTCTCTCCCGACTACCCGTTGTCTGTGCTCGTCGTCCCGGCCTCAATCGCGCCAACCCGCGGGGGCAGTTCGATGATGTACTGTGGGTGCAGTTGGCCCGTGCACGATTCTCAATGCTGGCTCTCGAGGCTGTGGAAAAGTCGGTTCAGGCACCTATTGTCGTCCCGAACGATGTGGACGATTTTGCATACGGCCCCGACGCGATCATTCGGACGAACAATCCGCAGGTTGTCCGCAAGGTAGGTCTGGAACTTCCACCCGGTGCGTTCACCGAACAGCAGGTGCTCTCCAACGAGATGCGCCTCGGCTCCCGCTATCCTGAGGGCCGTTCTGGTACGCTTGATGCGAACATCATCACAGGTCAAGGTGTGCAGGCGCTGCTTGGATCCTTCGACACTCAGGTGAAGGCAGCGCAGCAACTCTTCCAGCAGGTGCTGGAAGAGGCTGTCGGTATCGCCTTCGAAATGGATGAGGTGTACTTCAAGGGACGCAAGACATCCCGAGGTGTGCACAACAATGCTCCGTACGAATTGACGTACGATCCGGCAGTAGACATCAACGGTGACTGGAACGTTCAGGCCCGCTATGGTCTCATGGCCGGCCTTGACCCGTCCCGCGCACTGATCTTCGCCCTGCAGGCTCTGCAGGCGGGTCTGGTGTCGAAGGATTTCATCATGCGCGAACTGCCGTGGGCAATGAATGTGTCCACCGAACAGGAACGCATCGATGTTGAAGGTCTCCGTGATACGCTCACGAAGGCTCTTGCTGCGTCTGCTCAGGCGCTACCGCAGATGGTAGCCACTGGTCAGGGTGACGCTGCTGGGCTGGTGGAGAAGATTGCACGGACGATCAAGGCTCGAACCGAAGGCAAGACGATTGAGGAAGCGGTCTCTGACATTTTCGCTCCATCGCCTGCACCCGAGGTTCCCGCTGGGGTTGGAGCGACGGTTGAGCAACCATCTGCGATGAGTGCGGGACAACCCGCACCGTCTGCGCCTCCCGCATCCGCTCCCCCAGCGGGTCAAACTCCGCCCAATGCGGCCAGTCTTCTGGCTGGCCTCATGGGCGGCTGACAAAGACGTACGCACGGAACCACGCTGGCGACACGCCATTAGGTTGCTAAGCGCACATTCGGAATCGCGTCAGCGTTCCGTGAGTACGAATACTTGAAGGAGAAACAATGCCTCGTGGTGGATACCAGCGACCGAGCAACCCGGCACCCGTAAGCGGACCGGGCGCTTTGTCGCGTCGCACGGATGGTGGCCCCACGCAGGCGGCACGCTACATTGGTGGCGGTGGCTATGGTGAAGGTAAGGCGCTGATGGAAACACAGCAAGCCGCACCTATGGCTGCCGCCCCAGCGGCCCCATCTATGCCAACGGCACGGACAATGAATCTTCCCCCCGTTGTTGGTCTCACGGATCCCACGCAGCGACCGGACGAACCAATCACGCACGGTTTGCCGTTCGGTCCCGGCGGTGGCCCCGAGGTTCTTGCCAGCAAAGCGCGGGCTAACACGCTTTCGCAGACCGTTGGCGGTCTCATCGAGTTCGACCCCACGGGTGAATTGAACGATTTGTACGAATATCTGGTATCGAGAGGTCTGTAATGGCGAACCAAGACTGGCTCTACCGCGAATCTGCGCCCCTGATCGTGGCATCGCATGCCGCGGGACTCACTGGTGCAGCGAAGCAGCAGGTTGACGGTCTTGCGGTGATCTCTGCACGCCATAAGCAACTGATGAAGATGCCTGAGGATCAGGCGATTGACGCGTACGCGAAACTGGACCGTGCCACACAGCGTGGCCTGACGCAGTTGTTCGGCGAATCAGTCTACAACAAGCCGAACGGGAACATCATCGACAAGGCCGTTGGCCTTGCGGGTTCCGTTCTCGGAAACGTCTCCGCCGGTCTCGAGGGATACACTGATAAACTCGGTCAGGTGTGGCGCACTGCTGTCACCCACAAGGCTGACGAGTCGTGGCTTGATACGTGGTCGAAGAACGAGGACGGTAAGCGAGTCTTCGATCAGGATCACGAAGAGGCTATCCGTCAGGCATACGACCCTTCGACGTTCAAGATTGCAAAGCATCTCGCCATGGGTGACACGATTGGCGAGATCCTCTCCGATCTGAGCGATCCGAGAGACTTCGCTGCGATGCGCAAGATGCTCGAGGGTGACAAGACGAGCGTGCAGGCGCTCCGCGACTTCGATCAAGCCCACATCTCGTTCGGTCGTTCCGTCGCACACATGTTCGGTCTGGATCCCGATGTCGGCAAGGCCGATCAGGGCGTTGAGGGTACCGCGTTCAAGTTGCTTTCCGGTGCCACCGACTTCGCATACGATGTTGTATTCGATCCGATGACGTGGATCACTGGTGGCCTCACCGCCTACCGCAAGGCAGCACTTGGCATCATGAGTCTTTCCGCCGCCGAGGCTGGCGCACCTGTTGGCTTGGCCAAGATTGCTGCCGGTCTCGATCGTGCCATCGGAACCCAGACCGCGAAGAAGTTTACTTGGGAAGGCGCGTTTGCTCGTCCCGAGGTGAAGAAGTTGTGGGACGAGATGGGCGCTCAGGTGAAGATCGCCGCCGAGTCCAAGGATGCGCATAAGCGCGCCGTTGCCCGCGTGAACATCGAACAGTTCCCGACACGTTTCAACTCGCAGGACATTGAGCACCTGATTGAGCACAAGGTCTACAGTGCTGAGGATGGTCTGCGCTGGATGCGTGACCAAGAGGGCTACATGAAAATCATGCGTGGCCAGTCTGGTTCCATGCAGCAGTCAATCCCGTCCTACAAGAATGTCACTGTTCTGCGCGGCAAGATCTCTTCCGCCGTGAACGAACTCACCGGCTACAACAAGCAGACCAAAGCGCTCGATAACGCCATTTTCAATGACACCCCCGCCTTCATGATTGGCAAGGGTCAGAACGCTGCAGAACATGCTGAGGCTAAGGCGGTCTTGAATTGGGGCCGTCGCGCTGGACGCATGTTCGAACGCGCCATGGTAGACAACAGTGTCTACACATGGGGCAGGGATAGCATGGGCCGCGAACTGCGCGCCAAGTCTGAGGGCGACATCTACACGCTCGCGCGTCTCGTGTTCAACAAGCGTCAGGCGCAGATCATTGCGAAGCACTTCGTTGGTGCTGAGACTGAAGCAGAGTCACGCCTCATCGTGAAGGGCCTCATCGAAACCATTGCTGACAAGGCTGGCGCAACCGCCACCGATTTCGGCAGGGCCGAGATGAAGAAGTTGATGAAGCGCGCCGAGGATGCGTCGTACTCGATGAATGCGTACATCTCTGACAAGACGGCAGAGGTTGCTGGCCTGAAGGGTGGATATCACAATCCCGGAGAAGTCGCCGGTCGTCCCGCTGCTGTCGCGCTCAATCAGTTGAAGCACCAGATGGCGATCCCCCCGATCCCCGAGATCGTGAAGATTGCTGCACGCGACAACGTGAAGGTGGCGTGGGCGCTCGGTCTGCGTAGCAGGAATCACGCTTTGACCGATACGTGGTCTGCACTCAACCTGCTCCCCCGTCTTGGTATCCGTTCGGTGATGGATGAGGCGCTGTTCAGCGCACTCACCATGCCGGTACAGGTTGCTATGCACGCCATCCGTGGCTACCAGATCGGCACCACGAAGCGCCTGCTAGATAATCCGGAACTCGCGGCCACTCAGGCCACGTTGAATCCGTTGAAGAAGTATCAAACGGCGCGCGGCATGACGAACGTGGGTTGGGGCGCACGCCATATTCTGCGCCCGCTACTCACGACGGGTGTCACCGAGGATGTGTTGCGCGAGGCTGCGGCCAATCCGAAGGCCATGGCGCACTTGCTCGAGACGCAGTTGACGAAGAGCGTCCTCGGTAGGGCACTGTTTGCCGGTCCGAACGGCAAGAAGTACGCTCGGTACGTGAAGGACATTGTTGACCGTGAGGAGTGGACGCAGGTTCGTGCCATGGGTGAAGGTTTCGCTGTTGCTTCCAGTAACGCGACCGCTGCCATGGGAACCGATGTCGGCAACGTGCTGGGCATCGCGCACAAGTCGCTGCGCGCAGATATGCGTCGTAACGGCATCAAGATCGGTGGCAATCCCACAAAGATCAGCCGTGGCGATGCTGCGTACACCTCGAATGCTGCGATACAGTTGATTAACGTCGTTGACCGCAATGGCGAGATCGGCAGACGCGCCGTGATGCACATGGAGAACCCGAAAGAAGCAGTCGCTTCAATCGTGAAGTACCTGAAGTCTGCAGAAGGCTCCAAGGTCTACAAGTCGATGGAGCGTTCTTCGCTCGACGGCACCGATATTCAGCGTGACGCGTTCGACATGTACGTACACGTGCGTCACCAGTTCACGAATGACCTCGATGAGATCAACAGTGACCTGCTGGCAAAGGTGCGCCCTAGCGGTTACGGCGTTGAGGGTGATATCACTGCACGGAATTTGACGTTCGAGGACGTGAGTGAATTGTCTGACGGCATGCGCCGTGAGATTTTCGGCTACGGCAAGGATGTGAAGCGGTTCCCGAACTTCGGGAGCATGATTCAAGAGATGCTGGACAACGGTTTCGCCGTGATGGACCGTCAGGTTGGTACGCTTTCACGCGAACCAGCCGTTCTTGGGTATGCCATTCACTTCCGCGAGAAGATGGCGCCGCAAGAGGCCATGATGGTGCGCAAGTTGGTTGCTGGTGGCATGCCGAAGGCTGCCGCCGAGAAGACCGCCAAGGAGAAATTCACAACACTCTCCATGGATCTTGCGGTCAACCGTGTGATCGGCTTCGTTGATAACCCTAATGTGCGCTCGAATCTCGCATTTGGTGCCCGAAACATCGCCCGCTACTACCGTGCAAACGAAGACTTCTACCGACGTTCACTTCGCGTACTCCGCGAACAGGGTGCCGGTGCGATGCTGCGTATGCGCATGGCGAATGAGGGTCTTGGCCACACGGGTTTCATCCATGAGGATGCTGACGGAGACAAGTATTTCACGTTCCCCGTGGACGAGATCATGTACAGCGCATATGCGACCATTCTGACGCATCTCGGTGTTGAGATCATGCGGCCCATGCCGCTTGCCCTCACTGGCAAGATCAAGATGATGACCCCATCACTCGATCCTGAGTCGAATCTTCCGACCTTCGCCGGTCCGCTCATGTCAATGAGTTGGGCCGCGCTGAAGAACGTGGGTCTGATTCCGGAGGAGTACAGGGCATCAATCACGCAGGGCCTGTTTGGTCAGTACGCTGAGGGTCAGTCGTGGTACAGCCAGATTGTTCCTTCCACCCTGAAGCGCGCGTGGTCCGCTGGCATGGCTGCTACGGGTCAGGATGATGAACAGATCGCATCCGCGACCATGAAGGCTATGGCGTACTACGCAGCGAATGGTATGGCACCGGGCTCCAACTCGACGCTTGCTGAGCGTGAAGAGTTCAAGCGAAGCGTGAAGGCTACAGCACGAAGCATCGTGTTCATGCGCAACACGCTTGGCATGGTCTCGTTCGTTTCTCCGCAGATCTCAGAGATCAAGGATCTTCCAAAGGAACTGTTGCAGGCTGGTGTTCAGCCATTCAAGCAGGAGTTCCAGAACATGGTGCAGGCCGAGTACGACAAGGGCAATATTGACGCATGGAATACCGCCATGGTGAAGTGGACGAAGATCAACCCCGGTCGTCTCGTGTACACGGTGTCGCAGTCGGAGGCCGATACTGTCGCAACCATCCGCAAGACGCGCCAGTCCGTTGAGTGGATCCAGAAGAACCGCGATCTTGCCAAGAAGTACAAGGAAGCGGCAGTGTTCCTCATGCCGCAGGCTAACAACTTCGACATGGATGCCTACTCGTTCTTGAAGCGGGAGGGCTTCATCAAGACGAAGGACGTGGACAAGTATTTCGATGAGATTGCCAACGTTGTTGTTGAGAACCGCTACTACGACATCAAGAAGCGTTACGAAGACAAATTGATGAACGACCCCGGTGGGTTGAACTCTTCGAACATTCGCGCGCAGATGGATGAAGAACTCGGTCGGATCAAGGAAGAGAACCCGTTCCTGAAGCGAGTGTTCGAGCAACGTGACGGCACCACGCAGTTGAAGCGCGATGTGGTCACTAACATGGCTCAGGCTCTCGACTCTGGCATGATCCCGACAGATGACACGTCGAATCGGATCCGCAAGATGATCCGAGTGTTCAATATTGCGGATAATCAGGCGAAGAGCATTCTTGCTGAGACGGATGCTGCATCGAATGCCAAGAAGACCATCAAGAGTGATGCTCTGGATGAGTTGGCGAAGATTGCGGGATCTAATCCGAACGCCGTCCTGTTCTATGAGACCATTTTGAAGAGATTGTTGGACTAACATGGCAACTTCGGGTAAAGCACCCTTCAATATCCGCAAGGTGAACGGTCAATGGATGTTCACCGAGGGTGTATTCGGTGGTCAGGCGCAGTATTCGCTATTCGCGCCCGAACTCCGAATCGTTCCCGAGAGTCTGATTCCGGATCAGGTGTATGCCGGTGGTAAGACCGGATATATTCCGGAGAGCCAGATTGTCGCCTATTTCCAGAGTGACAAGTTTGCCGAGACGGCAGCAAGGATCGCAAGGGTCCACCCCGAGGGTATCCTTGCTGCCGGTCGCGGTGTCGATCCGACAACCGCTGCGCGCAGCATCTCCGCCATGGTGAAGAACGCACTGTCGGATGTCGATGAGGCGAACCACGCGGTTCGTGCAAAGGCCGCGAAGAAGACCGATACGGTGGAGAAGTCCCCGCCGATGACGGTTGTTCCGACATACGGCATGTCTGATCCGGCGAACAGCATGACCACACCGTGGACTTCTGGTGTGTCGCTTGCGCACGATCCCACTTCTGGCCTGATGCTCAACGTCGA